CTAGGGACTGGCGCAGTTGCTCGGCCGCCAAATCCGCGTCTGATGCGGTTGTCCCATTGCCTACCGCGAAGCGCCCGCGTTCGTCGCGCGGCTGATCTTCGCTGCCTTTTTCCAGCTTGCCCTTGGCGTTGAAGCCGTCTGTCGCCTTCGAGCGGGTGTTGGCGTCCTTCGCCATATCGACGGCAGCGTTATAGGACGCCTTGGCGGGCTCCGTCGCGCCGTTGCGGGCATGGTCACCGGCTCGGCTGAACGTGTCGGCGGCGACGCGCGCCGCGATCGACGCTGAGTGGTGAAGCGCGGCCACGTCGCTTGTCGGGTCATTGGCATAAATGGCGTTGCCTTGATTGGCGTGCCAGACGGCCATTTGCCCGTAGCGCTCGGCAGCCGCGTCGGCGCGGTCAGCCGTGGTATGCAACGGCTCTTCGTCCGTGCTCGGCATCGTGTACATGCCCTTGCCGGCCGCGAACGGGTTTGCGGCCTTGAACATGGGGACCAAGCGGTTGAAGTAAGCCATGGCCGTTTCCTCAGAGCGCCTTCGTATTCTTGTCGGCGGTGTTCGCCCAGCCCCGCGCGGACTTGACGTATTCGCCAGCGGTCTTCGTGTCGCCGGCCAGCGTGGCCTTCGAGGCTTCTCCGAAGTAGCTCGCGGCCTGCTTGTGAGCGCCGGCAAGCACGGCGTGATCCTGCGCCGGACCCTGCATCCCGCCCTTGGTCATGGCACCGTTGATCTGGTCGTGGAGGTCGGCCTGCGCGGCGTGGGCCTTCCCGCAATTGGCCTGCATGGCGGCTCCGCCGCAATCGGCGCTTCCGTCATCGCCTGACTGGAAAGTCGAGGTTGCGGCGGCGGCCTTCGCCAGCCCAACCTTTTCATCCTCAAGCTCGGCGTCGGTCTTTATGACCGGGTGTTTCGTGAAAAAAGCCATGGTCCTGTCCTCACTGGTTCGTGTTGTCTTCATTGGCGGAATTCCCGCCCGAATTGTTGTACCCGGCCTGAGCCTCTGCAACGGCAGACGCGGCCTGCTCCTTCTGCGGATAAGAGCCGGTCACTTTCCCGGTCGGAAGGTGATGCGCGGCGAAGCCACCGGCCGGCATGGCGACAACGTGGCCCACGGTCTTGCCGGTCTTCTTGTCCTGCATTTCGTTGACGTGTGGGTTGTCCTTGGGGTCTTTCATGGTCATTTGCGAGCGCATGTCCGCGCCCGACACCTGAGCGCCACTGTTATTCTGGCCGCCCGCGCCAGAGGTCGTGTCCTGAGAACTGGCCGCTGCCGTCTCGCCGCCATTGTTCATGGGCTCACCCTTTTTCACGCTCCAGTACTTCTCAGGGTCGGAGCCGGCCGCCACAAACTTTTCATGAATGCTGGCTAGCTTGCTCTGGGCGTCTTCTTTGCTTGGGAGTTGGGTAGCCATGGAGCCAGTTTTGTCGTGAGAGGCCATCCACTTACCAGACGGCAGCTTAGACACGTCGCCTACGCGCTTGCCGTCGCCGTCATAGGAGCGGTGCGTCTCAACCGGGTTAGGATTGGCATCTGTCACCTTCGCGGTAACATCCTTCGACGTGAGCCCGCCACCGCTGCCCGAGCTAAAATTCCCGTCCGGGCCATGGTTTTCGTTGCCCTTCACCAAAGTTTCTTCGGCGGTCTTAACGAGGGCGATGCGATGAAGGAACGTCATGGCGGTATCCTCAATGCGTGTGATGGCCCAGCACGTCGAACGTGCAGGCGGTAAGCTCAGCAAGGCCGTCCGGGTCAAGGGACGGATCGACAAACATCAACTCGGTAGCCATCGCCATGATACGGGCTTGTGACTCGCCGTCCATGCGCTGGAAATAGCCCATGGACTTGTTCAGTTGGACAAAATCACGTTTCCGAAGCGACTTCAATAGATCGTGGGCAAGCTCTAGGCCGGTAGCGGGCATTCCGTCGTCAGCCTTCTTGGCGTTTGACGCGGCGCTGGCATTGTTCCCGGCCGGCGTCTTGACCTTCGGTACCGGGATGGGGCCGGGCGACTTGCCGTTCTTACCGGGCGCGCCGGGCAGACGGCCCGCGCCGAGAGCCGGCGACACGGGTTGCGGGTTGATGGGTTTGATGGGCTGCTTGCCGGCCGCGCCGGCAGGACCGGCCGCTGCGCCCATGGGGCCTGCCGCTGCACCGCCAGCGCCCGCGACGGCAACGGCCGCCTTGACGCCACCCGGAATTTCCTTGATCTGCCCCGTGTCCGGATCGACGGCATGAGTGGTGCCGGGGGGAATGGGTTGCGGAGCGGGCGGCTGTATCTGGTCGGACAGCGTTTGCGCGTCCGGCGACACCTTCATCTTGATCCCGACGATCTCGTTGATGACCTCGATAATATCGGCCGGCTCGACTTGCTGCATGGTCGAAATGATCTCAACGCCCTGAAGCTTGAGGGTCGCGTCTTCGATGACCAGAGGCTTCGATCGCAAGCAAAAGTCGTTAAACTTCATCGCCTTGAGCAACTTCATGGTGATGATCGTGTCGAAGTCATCGCGCTCCGGTTTGAACACCTGAGCCTCGGCAACCACGTACGAAGCGAAGGCGGTCGCGAAATTGTAGCTCTCGGCCTGCCCCATGAAGATGGGCGGCATACGGAAGGCGCGCAGCACGCGCTCAGTGCAGCGCTTGTCATAGTCCTCAAACATGCTGTCCTTGGTCCTGTCGCCACCGAAGCGCTCGACGGTGACGGTCGCCTTGGGCGGCCCGCCATCGGTTGAGCCGCCCGTGGGCTCGACCTCTAGGACTTGGACATGGTTGTTCTTGGCGGCCGATCCGGCATTCATGCGCTGGATCGCCGCGCGGGTCTCGGCCTGAAGTGAGCCGCCCTGAAGGATAATCATGACCGGTGGAACGCCGCCGCGATTGAAGAATTCTAGGTTGAACTCTTCGGCCTTGCGCGAGCCGAGCACCGAGGGAAGCTGCGCTATCCAGCGCGGGATACCGTAGGGCGTATGGGAGTCCAAGATCACAATGAAGTGCATAATCTCCGTCGCGCGCATGTTCGCGGGAAGCTGTTGCCCCATGGGAGCCCAAACGGCGGTCTTCTTGTGTAGGTCACGGACCGAGCCGAAGTCCTTGAAATACATGAGCGACACGCCGTTCACAAGCTGGCAATACCGACGCTCGCGGGTCATAACATTCAGTGTCGTTTCCTTGCCTCCCCGGAAAACCTTCTGAGGAATAGACACGGCGTCATCAAGGCGCAGCATACGCATCATCTTGGCGTCAACGCGGCGAAACATGACAATTTCGTTCGACGCGTTTCGCAACACTTCAATGAACCCGTTGCCGGTACGCTCAAGATCGCGGCGGAGCAAAGCGCGTATCTGGCGGAATGAAACGCCCGGCCACGGTTCGTCAAAGAATTCGTTCAGGGCGTCAATCTGCGTATCGTCGGCGTCATCGTCCGTCGTGTCGTCATCCTTGCTCTCGAAGGTGTAGCCGGTGCCTTCGCAATTGGTCACCATGGCCTCAATGCAAGGCGATAGGGTATTGTTTTCCTGACTCAATCGGTCAAGCGTGCGGAGCGAGAACGGAGGCTGGATAATGCCTTGGTCACGGGTCGCGCCGACGTAAAGTTGCTGGTATTCGTCTTCCGGCTCGAAGGCATTCGGCTGAACCGCGCCATCGGGATTGTTGCCACCATTCGGCCCCAAATCCTTGAGGATTTGCGTCGAGCGGTCCGCAGAGACCAAGCGAAAGATTTGAGCGGACGGTTTCGCGTCCTTCTTGATCTCGTCAACCATGGCTTCCTCGTCTTCGAAAACCAAATCTCAGACCAAAGATTGCAACTAGTTGCACAAACTCAGGCGGCGAGCTTCAGTTTCTTCAGGCTTGCGAGGTTCGGGCCGGCCTCCGCGTCCACAGTAAACTGTAGCTGCGGCTTCCAACCTACCTCATGAAGCGGTAGGTTTGCCATAATCTGAGCGGCCCGTCCAGCCCATAATTCGAAGTTGTCTTCCGGGACGTACGCGATCAAGGCGTCATGGATCATGGCGACGACCTCAATCTCCCCGTTCGGATAGGCTTGGTCGATAAGTGCGATGGCCCAGACCATCATATCGGTCAAGGTGCTCTGGACAGGGGCGTTGATGCCTTGGCGCTCGGCTTTGGCTCGTATCTCGCGATCCCATGATCGGATATGGGGCAAATGCCTGATACGGCCCAGCGGGCTTCTTACGGCCTCGTGGGCGTTGACGATCGCCTTCTGGTCGTTATGGAACTCTAGCAGGCCGGGGTAAAGCTCAAAAAAGGCGTCCCGCATCTGCGTCGCCTCGGCAAGGGACAGGCGGATACCGTAGTTCGCCCAGCTATACGCCTGAAACCCTCCTGCCGACATGCCATAAATCAGGCCAAAATTTGCCGGCTTGGCATTGCCACGGTGCTTGTCGAAAAGATCGGCTAAGGCTTTGTCTTCGTTGTCCTTCCACGTTAAGAATTCATGCAATGGCGTCTTGCTCAGCTTGGCCCCGGTGACGGCGTGAAGGTCCAGCCCGTCAAGGTAAGATTGCAGCATGGTCGGCTCGGGCGCGAGACACGCGACGATCTTCAACTCGCCTTGGCTATAGTCGATCGACACGATGACCTTGCCGGGGGGAGCCGGATAGCAGGCGCGTATCTTCTTGGCCCACTTCGTCTTCTTCGGCATGATCTGGATTGCGGGCTCTTTGGCGCTCAACCGCCCCGTCGTGGTGCCGCTCTCGTCGTCTTCGTCATCGTTCAGCCCGCCGTGGAAAAGCATATAGGTGGGGTGAAGCCTACCGTCCGGACGAAGGTGCTTGAGGAAACCCTCTACAAAGGTCGATAGCGTCTTGCCGGCCGTGTCCATGGTGGTTAGGGCGGTCACCATCGCAACGGCAGCGGGCACGTCTGCGAACTGGCGCAAATGGGACTTCGCCATCGATGGCACCTTCGCGCCGTTCTTGTCCGGCTTGGGCGTGAACTCTCGCGGCTTGAGGTTGAGGCCGTCCGTGGTAAAAAAGTAATCCTTGAGGATCGACGGTAGGAGCGGGCTCTTGCCATCCTCGATCTGATCGACAATGCGATCACGGAATTTCGTCAGCATCTTTTGCGGCAACAGTTCCATCGCCGTCTTCTGCGCCTCGGCAATCACGACTCGAAGCTCGGAAGCCAGTTCCTTCGATTTTTCAACGTCAACGCACACCCCGCGCCGCTCGACCTTTTCAAAGGCGCGCGCGCCGGGGTGAAGGATGGTGATATAGAACCTAGTCAGAGCGGCGTCGTCTGCTAGGTTATCTCGCAGCACGTCAGCGACCTGTTGCGCGGCGTCAGTATCTCCCCCGGCGTAACCCAAAAGCTTGTCGGTCGGCACGTCCTCCATGTGGGCTTTGTCGGTCGTCTTGTTGAACACGTCGTCATAACCGCCCATGTCCGTATAAACCTT